GTGTTCGTCTATGTTTTCAAAAACCCCAGATGTGCCGATTTCTTGGTTGCGTGTAATCTGATGATATTCTTGCTGTACGATTTGTTGAAAATTTGGATAACATGCACTGATGCACAATTGCACAGCGCCATTCATTTTAAATTACTTTTATTTCGCTACTGTTCCTACCGAATATTCACTGCAGCGAGCCAGATCTAATCACGGCGACAGACGTCAATAAAATAAGACCAGAGCGTTTAATCTAGTGTTTATATATCAGAGCTGAGCGCTAATAGACTTGAAATACGGTGGCGCGTAAACACGCGAGCGTATGCAGTGTTAATATCAATGTCGCGCGCATATCGATTTAGCTATCAGCACAGAATAATATTGTGTAAATTTCAGTTTCGGTAAAATTTCATGGATAGAAGCTTTTTATTATTATAACATGTAGATATTCAAGGGTAGAAAACCACATAGACGGTATATTTGCATGATTGTAGTCTTATGATTTGAGATTTCTGCATCTATCTCCTCAATTTCATTCTTTATAACAGAGATATTGAGATTGAGCTGGAAGAAATGCTTCTATGATTTTAAATAGTTGATCCTGTCACGATACAACTTAATTTCTATTCGGGTAGCACCAGTTATTCGAATAATAGGTGACTGCAACAGAAAATAGAACCACTTATTTACATTTGATAATTGAACCAGGGCTTTGAATTTAAATAATTTTACTATTTACTTTGAGAGGAAATTAAAAATAGTATACTTATACGTTCTTTCATTTTTATTTTGCTATCAATAACAAAATTTAGTAACTGAAAACCTAGCCGAGAATGCGTTCTTGAACACAATAATTTTCATTTGCAAACAATGCACAATATAAACGTCTAACTTTTAGCTCCTACTATAATGCATATGAAAATTTATATCTTCCCGAGAAAAAATATTTATATATAATTATATATATTTATATATAAATTGGTTATATATGATTATATATGAAAAATGGCCAAATATAATCATATCTAATTATATATAATTATGTATAATTATATATAACTATATATAACAATATTTAATTATAGATTTATTACATCTAATTAATTATTGGGTTAATTTTATGGATAGAGTATTTAATATGCTCCTACGCAATTCTGTGTAACCGATCAAAATGCAAAAAAAATATCTAGATCTAATTTTATGGCTATAACACCAGCGGTCACCCATCCAACTATTAACCCTACTCAATGCTGCTTAACTTTGGTGATCTCCGTGCGTCTTGAAGTTTCTGTCTGCTGTGCTGCTATCTTATACAATAATGATTCTATGATCTACTTAATGTATCATATGAGTTTATCATAAATATAATATAAAAATTGATTTTATAATATATTTGGATAGTCATAATTCATAATTTATTTATCTTACCGAATTTCATTATAATATAACACTTATTTAAATAATAAAATAAATAATGATTTCACTATTACGTAGTAGCAGAGCAGACAAAACATCTCATAGGAAATGTGACAAATTTTGTATTTCAGAATTATTTAAACGTAATTATAAACATCATTTTACACTTTTTGTGATTACCAAAAAAAATTTTTTTTTCAAAGAAAAAATTTTTATGTATGTTAATTATATATAAGCATATATAATTATATATAATTATATATGGGACTATGTACAATCTTGCATAGCTGTATATTGCTCCATATATAGTCATATATAATTATATATGATTATATATAACCTCATATACAATTCCATATATAATCATGTATGATTATATATAACTATATATGATTATATATAATCTTGCTTGGCTGTACATTGCTCTATATATAGTCATATATAATTATATATGATTATATATAACCTCATATACAATTCCATATATAATCATGTATGATTATATATAATTTTATATACTTATATATATTTGTATATGGAACTATATATAATCCTGCATGGTTGTATATCGCTCCATATATATAGTCATATATAATTATATATGATTATATATAACCTCATACACAATTCCATATATAATCATGTATGATTATATATAATTATATATGATTATATATAATTCTATATAATTATATATGTGATTCCATATATAATCATATATGATCATATACAATTATATATGATTATATAGAAACATTTTTTCTCGGGTTGTTATAAATTGATAAAGATTCTATTAACCCTAGATTGTTCACTTCTTTTTTAGTTTCTCGTTCGCACTATAGCGAGTCTCTATAGGTTGAGTAGTTGTTAGGTGACGTTACGCTCATCTAGGATTAACATAGCTTAAATTTATCAAGGATATTCTAGTACGAATGCCTGATTTTCAAATAATATAACTCTACCGCTGAGAATTGAATTAGTAATAGACGAATCATACTTCATGATACCTTAACAAAAAAAAACTCTGCTGAGCTCCAAGTATTTGACTTGATGATTACAATCACTAATGCAAAGACAAGCTCACTATGCAGATCATGACAAAATACCAATCATTGGAAAAAATCAATAGAATCAAATAAATAACAATATTATTATAAGATTATAACTTGTGAATACTTAATCAGTTCTGTTAAAAACACGATTCATATTTCGTAACCTATTTTTCATGTTCTTCAATTTCATTTTCAATTGCAATGATTCTTTTCGAATAAGAAGTGAAAATGGTTCTCGTTGAAGCTGAAGTTTGACCCGTCTCAGTGAAATGATGTAACTACGGTGCCAAGCTATTTCAAGTCGGACCTGATCAGGTAACTGGTTCATTTTAGACTGCAACAATCATGTTTGTTGTTGTTTTATGAATGTATATCTTTAGTAGAGGATTTATTTTATGTAAAAACAGTAGTAGAAATGAATTAACGGAAACATTCTTATGATATTCAATTGTTTAATGGTTTCCGTAAGAAAAATTACTTATTTGTTGTAGTTTATGCTCATATTCTGCAATTTGTCTATCAACTACAATGATCTTCTCTAGGATAGAAAGTGATTTCGGCATTTGTTGAAGTTGATTTTTGTACTGTTTCAAGAAGGCGATATGGCTGCAAATCAGATATCTTTGAAATTCTATCTGATCAGGTAGCTGATTCGTATGAGACTGCAACAAAAAATATTTGTTGTTATAATTAACTTATAACTAGATCTCTCTTTTCTGATTCGTTAAAAAAAAAAATAATAACGCAATGTTTATCATGGATGACTGTATTCTGCCAACTTGAGAGAACGCACAACTTAAGAAAGATTACATTCGACCCAACATTCGTAAATGATATGACATAAGCGTATAAACTTCATTGAAATTCAAAATCACAATGTTTTTGCCTTGTAAACCTGATATTATGCAACTATATTGTCAAGGAATTCCTACTGAAGATGTGCTTGTACTACGGTTAATTAAAGACTTTCAATAGCTATACACCAAATGAATTAGGGATAAAAGGAAATTGCGTACTCACGTGCTGGTTCATTTTTACTTTCGAAAAAAGCACTTCTAAGAACAAGATGACTCGATAAGGAACGGTTTTGAATTAAAGTGAACGTTGATTTTGATTATATATGATGGACGCGTGACCTTGAACTTAAAATTAATTTGCTTCACGTATTTAAATTCTTAAATGAATAGATATCAAATTTGTTTACTATCATAAACAATATATATATATATATATAGATTAATAGTCGCACATCTTTTTAAAAAGAACGCTATTTATTAGAAGTATAAGGTGTAAAATAGAGTTATCCCAATATCACGCTTATGCAAAGTTTTTCAAGTCATAATCATTATGCGCATACCAATGTCTATTTTCTTCTTTTTTTACTACCGAATCATAAAGGTCAGACAGAATAGCAATCTTACAGTTCATTTATCTAAACAGACAAACCTAGTGACTTTTGTATAGTTCAAAAGGCTTGTTGTTAATTAGCTAGTTTTTCAAGAGGATCTTATTCAGAGGACCGTCGATCTAATGTTCATAAAGTTAACAAGTGATAAATTTTTTTTTTTAATGAAAATAACGAAAAATAGTATGGCATCACTAATAAACACTCAAGAATATATTTTTGTTTTTTCATTTTAATGAATTTATGTTCTAATCGGTCGGTAATATTATTTCAATTTCACCATTGTTCGTTAGTAATTGGTTATCGAGCATTTTTGTTCTCTTTTTCATGACTGTTATCCCTGTTTTCTAGTTTCGCAAAAGCTTCCCATGTGCCTGACTCTTGAGTAGATATAATGCAATGGTGTTCTTCCCAAACTAAGCTTGAAAAATTTGGCTGATTCGCTTTTGCCCACAAACTTTCCAAGGTAATAACTTCACAATCGATGAGCTTCATTGCGTTTTCACTAATTGTGTTTCACAACACGTCTAGTTCTCACTTATTATTTCGGGAGTCTGATATGAAAATATAATAACTCGGTTACATATTTATATATTCTTAACTAAATGTTGTTTATACTTTTGCTTATCATGTGTACCCAACAAAAGATATTGAATGTCAAAAGCATATTACGTTAATTTATTTTATTATCTTTACAAGTGAATAATAAGTTATCTAAACTTCGAAAATGAAAACTAGCAATACTCGCGACTTTTTTCATAAAAAAACAACAATCGCTCATGATAGAACTAGATAGAAAAAACGTGTCGAGCGAATTTTTTTTGCTTCAAATCATAAATTGTGACAGATCGATGATCTTCCGCAGCATTTTAGTAGATACTATGTTGGTAAAAATATGTTATTACGTGTGTAGTTTTCAAATTAGCAGCCGAACTAAAAGTTACTATCCCAACTTATTATCACGTGTATGTAAATAGCCTCTATCGAAAGAAACAAACTAACTCGCCACGAAAATAACCCCGGCGTGGTTTGAATAGCTCACCGAATCTAATGTTAACAATCATAGCATATGTAACAAGATCTTTTCAACGCGTTAGTCGTTTGTAACATTATAATTTGCTCGAAAATACTAATTTTTCACAAAAACTACCAGTACAAACAAGGTTTTTTCAGTCTGTCCAACTTAGATATGAAAATTTTGTATGATTTCAAGTTTTTGACTTGATAAATAGTTCTACTATATCCTTCAATTCTGATTTTGAAATATAGTTATGACTTTGTGAAGATTTCACCGTAATTACTTATTACTTTTTGAAAATGGATCAGAACAAATAAAACTCACAATGCAACATAAGATTGTTTAATAGTAACCTTTACAGATGTTGTTTATTCGCACGATTGAACTCTGATAACTTGCTATTTTACTTTCAATGGTACGTATCTTGGCTTGGATGTCTGGACAATCTGGCTGCCGTTTTAACTCCAATATAGCGAGTTTTAATGCATTAACTTTGTCTTGGTAGTCTCGAAGTTCTCGTTGAATGACAGCTGTAGACATTTTGGGCTGTAAACAAAGTAACTGTTGTAGGATCACGACTATATCTTTCTAAACTACTTTGTGCTAGATAATCAAAGGTTTTTAAATATTTTGCGTACTGCAACTGACACGTTTTATTTTCGTATCTATATTTAAAGCTTAGATTAATTATGATATCTTAGAACGAAGACGTTATTTGTGTATCATAAAAACCAAACCTTGAATTTTAATTATAGTTTATGTGAAAATTTGATATCTAACATTTCCATGCTAATTTATATTAGTGAAAGCGTCAAGATTGTTATATTTACACTATAATAATATAATTCGGCATAGTAGTGTCTCGATTAGAGCTGAATACAATGCAGAATCGAAGCTTTTACTGCGGTAACCCACATTCCACACTTCAGCAAGTCCAATTTGGAGTTTCACAGTGGAAGCTAAGATTTTTAATTTTACGAAGTTCTCAGAAGACCCATTTTCTCTTTGTCACGCAGTCGATTATTTGTTTCTGCCAAAAAATGTAGCACCACACGGTAACAAAACAAGTATTGATCTAGAATAACAACACTTGAATGCCTTTGCTGTCGGATGCCTATCAAGATCTTTGGTAAAGATATTTTTGCACTTTTTTTCAATTGATGAAGGGCGTAGTCAATCACACAAAAAACTCCAGCTGTTCCGATTTCCGTGCAACAGTGCACAATGATAGGTCCTATTATTTCACAGCAACTCAACATCTTTGTTTGTACAACCTTGCGCATATGGTTGATTGTTAGCACAAACTTGTAAAATTTTCCCACGTCGTTAAAATTGCCATCTTCCGTCCAGTCAATGTACAAAAAATGGTAGACTCTACGTTGACGCTCAATAAATTCATGAGTGACACTTAATTCTGTCACAATGTAATTCGAGAATGTCTTCTTTTTCAATGTTCGGATTATGTACTGTGCAACTTGCAGAGTGCCATCTTCTTCTGAAAGCCAATACTGACAGCAACTGGATGTCACATTCACCAGCATGATAATGATGCAGCTGTTTTGATTCCAGACTATCTGATAGAAGTCGACCAATGTGTTGGTTTTCGGTGCTTGAGTACAGATGAACTTCTTCTTATCTTGAAAACCGTCAACATAATTAGCGTGAATGTAGTCTGATGCAGATTCATAGGCAGCTAGCTTAACCCTAGTGTGATCCCAACATGGAACTAAGTTGTTTCGGTTCTTTTCCTTATTTTCTGGCTTCGCAAAAGCTTCCCAAGTTCCTGACACTTGTGCGTTGATGATCCCACAATATTCTTCTAAAATAAGACTTGCAAAATTCGGTTGACTCGCTTTTTTCCACAGACTTTTAGGATTTAGATCACATAATTGTTTCAATTCCATTGTATTTTGTGAAAAGTTCTTTTACGTCAAATTGACTTGTCTTGGGGAGGGTTCACAGTGAACTAAAAAATATTGTTCTTTGATTGACTATTTATATACTCAACGTCTTCAATTTATTAATTTATACCACTATCAATATACATCGACTTGGTCTTTGACATGCTTTCAGAATTTTTATTGCGAAATTATGGTCGACACTTTGTGAGTAAAATGTATAAAACAAAATTGAACAATAGTGTACGAATTATTTGAATACAACGCGTTTGATAAAGTTGCACAAATGTACAATTAGTAACTTACCTTTTATCAAAATATTGAGTGGTGTCTGGTGAATGATTTCGGTCTACTAAAACTCCTTGATTCGCAGATAGATATGAGTATTTCATACTCATGCTATACTTTTCTATATTAACTAGTATTTTGACACTTTTTATGTCGACATGAGCTCAGGTTTCTTGCAGTTACAAGATAAAGTAAGAATGTTAATTTTTTTGAAAGATTTATTGACCAAGGACCTACTTAATCATAACAATTCGACATCTAAAGGATGAAAATTACACCGATGGTATATTTTCAATATATGATTTTTATGACTTAAAATTTCGTATTTTATTCTAATGATCTCATACTGGACAGCTGGCAAAAAGGGCAGCCTTAGAAGTTATAACAGTATTTGTTTCAAGCCATTGATCTTGTTGAGGCGAAACATGATTTCTTGCTTCATGAGAGTAGTCATTGGATCCACACATGGCTGTAGTAGACAAGAGATTCATAAATATACACGTGACTTATACAACGTTACTTAAACATAAGTTCTTGTTTCATTATTGAATGAGTTCCATTACAGTTTTTACATGCCTTAAGTTATTAAGTCCGGAAGAAAAAATGTCAAGATAACCACAGATGTTACAATTTTGATCCGTGTATGTTCATTATGACTAAAATAATGATTTTAAAATTATTAATAAGCTAATTATCTACTGTAAAACGAATGCAAGAGCAAAATTTCATTAGATAGACAAAGAAAGTAGGTGATTTTTGGCTTAGACCGATGGTTAGATATGCCAAATAAAACTCATTCATTAAGCTTTCAGATACAATCCACCAAAATTTTACAAATTAATGCATTCACTAGTTATTTTGCAAAGAAACCGTGAAAGTACCAATTTCTGAATACTTTAAAGAATTCAAATTGCTGACCTATACTATTTAATTAAAAAAAAAAATTAGGAAAACGGTTAACCTTAAAGGGCATCCCTGTAACTTCCCGCTAACTCCATACCTATAAACGCTCAACATTTTACGTACTTTGTGTTTGAGCTCTTCGAGCTCAAAAATATAATTTTTGTGTTGTTTTGAGCTCTCCGAGCTCAAAAAGATAGCTGTTCTACGCTTTTGAGCTTTTTAATTTAAGCTCAAAAGTCTGATAGAAGTTTCATCCAACACTACTTATTTTATGAATTTTCAAACTGCAATAACTTTTGACTGACTTTGACTGACTAACAAATATAAATAATGCTGTGAAGCGGGAAAGAATAGGAGTTACGGATAATTATTACGTGAAGCGTTCCAACATTCACGTAGCAGGATATTTTGGTAGGAAAGGATTGAGAAAGGATTGTGGAGAGGAACTTTTTAATGTGAGTGTATAGAATATGCGAGAAAAAATTATTAGATAGCTCGGACTGGGATACGAACCCAGAACCTTCCGAAGACATGTCGGCTACTCTACCATTTGAGCTATCCGGTCTATACTAAATTTCCTTTCACTTATTCTATATACATTAAGTCACACCGTCCATCTTACGGTTAGCATTTTTAACAAATATAAATAATGCTGTGAAGCGGGAAAGAATAGGAGTTACGGATAATTATTACGTGAAGCGTTCCAATATTCACGTAACAGGATATTTTGGTAGGAAAGGATTGAGAAAGGATTGTGGAGAGGAACTTCTTAATGTGAGTGTATAGAATATGCGAGAAAAAATATGCTGGTAACGGGACTAACCGATTTTCTCACGGTTTACGGCATTCAACGCAGTTTTCTAAGTCCTTTGGATAATTTCAAAGCACAAACTGCTTTGACTTAAAATTTCATAGAAATTCTGAAAAAAACATTTTTTTTTATTTTTTCGACAACGATATCTCCGGAACGAATCAACCGATTCTGGCCGGGCCGGTGGCAATCGACGTGGTTTTTCGAGGTTAAGGGCTGATTAGTTTTTGGAATCGATCGGTAAAGTCATTAAAAAGTTATTCCAAATGAACCTTTGTTTGAAAATTTTATTTTTTAGATTAGCTTTTATCAAAATATTGAGTGGTTTCCGGTTGGTGATTTGGCTCTACTAAAACTCCTTATTTCGCAGATAGATATTTCATACTCATATCATACTTTTCTATATTAACTAGTAGTCTAACACTTTTTATGTCGACATAAGTTCGGTTTCTTTCAGTTACAAGATAAAGTAAAAATGATATTTTTTTTGAAAGATTTATTGACCAAGAACCTACTAAATCATAACAATTCGACATCTAAAGGATGAAAATTACACCGATGGTATATTTTCAATATATGATTTTTATGACTTAAAATTTCGTGTTTTATTCTACTGATCTCGTGCTTGACAGCTGGCGAAAAGGGCAGCCTAAGAAGTTGTAACAGTATTTGTTTCAAACCATAGATCTTGTTGAGGCGAAACATGATTTCTTGCTTCATGGGAGTAGTCATTGGATCCACACATGTCTGTAGTAGACAAGAAATTCATGAATACATACTTATGAAAAAAGCTATAAGTTGAATAAGAGAAAAAAAATATAATAACATGCTTACTTTTTTTGACATTTTGATTTCCGTCAAATAATCGTATGCAACACAAAACCGCTTAATTAAAAATATCTCTCAGATATGATTTAATTTGATTCTGTATATAAATTACGCTCAACACACGATATGTCTCTGAGTCTACTTCTAACTAAATCATTTGGCAAACTGGTTGATTTCCGACGAATACATAAAAATATCCACGACCTAGTCAATTGATATTAGAGGGCATGTTTACAATTCGAAGCTCATAAAATCTGAGAGTGATAGGCATTAAATTTGGTAGCGTGTGAAATGTGTTTGTGTTAAAATAATAGTAAGTTCATATATTTTGGTCTCCTTATATTTTGACACAATCGTCCTGTATCCGCATTTTTGAATATTTATGATTTAATCAAATGTTTTCTGGAAATTCCTTAATTTTATTATCAAAAGAGAGCTTAACAAATTTGCCTAAGCCTTGTATCATTATTAGGTTCATAGCTTAAACAATTGAAAATACTTTTACTATAAATGCTATTGGTGAGGTGATATAATAAATAAAAAACTTTTGGCGTATATCCGTAATAATGCATCCTTGTTTGTTCTGATTTGTTTGTCGACTCTGTCAATTTCGATTTTTTTGCTAGGAGAATCTCGTTGTTGAAGCAGCCGTATCTTATTCTGCTTTAACACCATGATTCTCTCACGGTACACTTCAATCATTCGACGCTGGGCTCCAGTGAGTTCACGCACGAAGGGCTCCAACAAGAATTAACACTTTTTAGCTAAGAAGAAATTTCCGGAACTGTGTAGCCTAAGTTTGAAGGCTTAACCTAGCTTCCGAAATGTAGTCAGAATACTTGACATGGATGAAAAAACAGTATAAGTGAAATATATCCATAGATAAACGTATACTCACACTTCGCATCATCTTGATTGGCAAAAATAAAACTATTTGTATAAACCGATATGAATAACAAGTAGTGCCTAGGTAGACTATAAACCTGTAGCGCTAGCACGCGTTATTTATCTGGCACGGCTTGCCTTGAACTAGCAGCGCATATTCTAGTAACGAAAAAAGGAAGATGAATTAGCACTGTATGATAAAATTAATTCGCACCCTAGATACCAGTGACCAATAGCGCGCATGAAAGTGTCTCCAGAGCAAGAGAGACGTGTATGTTAATGTTCAGAACTTGGGAATTTTTGTAATAAACTCAGGTCAGATGAAGAACATCGTGCACGTTATATCTTATTGTGCAACGGAATGTAAACAAGTGAATGAACTAAAGGACATCTGTCGGTCACCTGCACCAAAGTCGTAGTAACTTTGTGCAATAATACGGCGTAGTAAGTGATTTGCTATGCAGAACCGAACCAACCAAACTTTTTCAACTACAGCACTGATATCGTCTGACAGGTACGGTTAAAATTAGTGGAAGGGTGCTCACAGTATATTTTGATTCACCCTTCTCCTACTAGTCACTAGAGACGATTCGAGGATTATCATAACTTTAAAATCGTGACGTTGAAAAGGCGACTCGGCTAATCTGCCTAATTGTCGTTACTATCCGGGAAATTTGAAAAAAAAACAATGCAAAATTGAAAAATATATTTATGCGCATATAATTGTATTCTATTTACTTCAATCATTATTCTCAATTTTGTCATACTCTAGGTAATATATTAAACGTGACTCATACAACGTTGCTTGAGCGTAAGTTCTTGTTTCATTATTGAATGAGTTCCATTATGGTTGTTACATGCCTTAAGTTGTTAAGTCTGGAAGTAAAAATGTCACGATAACCACACATGACATTAAGTGATTGATAAACTCTTATAGTTAAAGTATTTAAATAGTTAAAGAGTTATAAGTTATTACTCAACTTAGTAATTTTGCTATATAGTTAATGCTAAAAACATGCAGCTTTGGACTTACTAACTTTTTGTTCAAGATAACTACTTTATGTTTTAGAATTGTAATTTCGTTATCAATTGCGATGACTCGGTTTTGGAAGCGGTAAGAATCTAATCGTTGTCGTAACTGCTGTTTCACGTGACACAATATAACAATTTTGTTACGGCAGAATCGAAGTTCTTGTAGGGTAATCGCAATCAGCCGATCTTTATTCATCTGAAATAATATAAAAGTTATTGGATTATGAAGAATCGGAGATTTATCTAACAAACATAGTTTATTAACGACAACATAATATTTAAGGGGAATTTAACTCACATGCTTTTCCATTGCTTTGTTTTGATTTAAAACTACTGGGAAGGAGAAGTTCTGGCGAAGGATGCCCGGATACTGATAATGGAATCTTGTCAACGCAGTTTATATTCAGTCGAAAGTAGCTCGTTCAGTAACCCCCTAGTAACTCAAATTTCCAGACAACAAAAGAATTTAAAAATCACTACCGACCTATGAATTTCAATTAACCAAAAACATGTTTAACTTTGAGTTGCGCAATTCTAATAGATGTTATGCTAGAAGTACTTTACTGCATCAAGACGATTGATATATTGAACCCATTGTCTATGGCAATTTGACAATTTACAACTCTCAAAGTAGCACTCTATCGCTAAACATAAGAACGTTATGATACTAGCCTCTATTCATTAGCTTGGTATACGAAATTACAATAGGTTATAAATACATCACTTGATGACTCCATGAAATAATCAATTTTAAAAGAAAAGAAAGCCTCATCGAAAAAAATTACTACGAAAAAAATACTTCTAATAATCTAGTCAGAAAATGGATTTAGAGTTATTTTCAGGATCCATACAGTTGTTATGTAAAAAATATTTAATTTAGGGTAATTAATTAATTTTACATTTAAAATATTTAATGTGTTTAAGTATTTGGTCCTAGCGTGTTAGGCTAATAGACCGGGAACTTCCGAGTTTTAGTTTATTGAGAATGATAAGTTTGTTTGAATAAATTGATGTAGTTGAATAATTTTAATACATATATTGTTTAAATCAAAAATTAATATCATTAGTTAATTTACAATAGTTACAATTATTACACAGTGATTGAAGTTAACTTTTCTTTCATATAACGATTTTACAATATTACCAAATTCACAAATATTAATAATTTAAAATATACCTGATAAAAAATTGATGAACCTTGTTGATTTAATTTATTTTAGTTGGTTTCACTTTACGATTTTACTTTTACCTTTACAAATGTCGTTTTACTTTTTATACAATAGATTTACACGTGGTCTATTGAGACTTATTTAAACTATGTACGATGTTAACACTAGGACGTCAGGACAACGAGAGAGATTTTTTGGTGACAATTGCAAGGTGTCGAATTTTAGGGCGTTACTAATTTCCACTCATTGGGGGAAACAAATGTCCAATTATTTGTCTATTTTCTCGGGCCCTTACCCTCTCTCTTAAATTTGTCTAAAAATGTTGCATGAGTCCCTCTACTTGGGTCTGAGTGCAACATACTTTTTCACTTACTCTTATTTTCTATTATTCATCTATGTGTTTGTGTATACGTAAGCGCATTTACGCATAGACAAAGACATACATTTGTACTGTCTACATTAATTTATTTATTAAAATCATATGAATAAATATGTACTCGAATCTAACATTTCTTACTTTTCCTTGAATTTAATTATTTATTTGTAGAAATATTTCTGTTTTATCGCTTTATAAATTTGTTGTATTATTTTAGAATTCAATTGTTTAAAATTTGTTTATTTTAAATTATTTAACTTTCAAGTTCTATTTTTTTTATTTGTTTCTCATTTCATATTTAATTTTTGTTTTCTAAAAATTATTTCGGAAACTGCAATATTAAAATTTATTTCAATATTTTTCTCAACACTAAATTTTTGTCATTAAATGATTCTAAAATCTTTTGGTTTAAAATAAATCTTTTTATCTAATGTTCTTTATCTTTAAGTATTTCTTATTTTAAGTATAAGTGAGTTTGCTTACGTATAACAAAACTCCCATTCATCAATTTAATCTCTTAAATATACCTCGGCCCTCAGACTAATTACCGAAATTTCCCTGGGCCTTTAGCAAAAATCGAACGAGACACTTAATGACCGCACTCGAATTATCTTTTACAATCGTTAAAATTTAAATAAAATCATACTCGATTTTTATAGTTAATAAATATGTAAAGAAAAATTTCTTTACATAACACAGTCTAGAACGTATCTTACGTTTTCAACACTCACGCCAGATCTATTTTTGACTCAAAGTTGTTTTGATACTAACGATATCATGCGTTGTTTCACTCATATGCGCAGAACATGTACAATGATTATATCCGAGCGCCAAAGTCAGCTCGTATCATGCATTGGTTGCGTGTTCACTCGGGTAGTCCAAAAAGTAATTTTATTCAACGCGTACCTGTTTTGTACACTTTATGACGGCTGCGATGCGAACCCTAAATGGGTGTTTATCGACTGGCGCTTAGAAGGAAAATCAAAATAGATTCCATCGTTTTCCACCGGCATAACGCAATGGACGACACACCCGTGTTATAATAGAAATCGCGTCTTATTATGAGAGCTACAGTCAAGCTCTTTTAAATTTTCAGACAAAATGCTTGCTGAACGTCTAGTACAGTTATGGTTACTTTAGTTCAGTTTATATACAGTTTTTAAAACTTTGTGCGTTTGCGCCGTGTCGATAAACAACCGTGTCGCAAAACGAGTTCCTTAGTATTCTGACTATGAAATATGCTATTATAGAATTTCGTATTAATAATTCACACATAAATTGATGATTGATTACATAATCCTATCTATTGTGATATTATTTGGAATCTCAAATCATACTCGGTTAGATTTTATTTAATTGCGAGAGTTCCAAGCTGGGCTACGTTTTATTTCTTAAGATTATGAAAAAAATATATCAGAGTTTTTTTGATAGACAATATAATTTCCTATAAAAATATGTGCTTCAAAATTGGTATCAGAATTTTACTGGACTACCCTAGTGTTCACAGAATGGGCTTACGATCTTATAGACTAGGGTTCAATCCATAGTTCAGTGAAATATTTTCTTATTTTTACTGACAAGGGAGTTATGGTAGTTATGGAAAAAAACACAATATCCATCAATATCTTTATTAGACAATATTACATTATCATGTTCCGATTCAACAAGGACAGCGTTTAACTTACACTAGATCGGTGTTTTCGTTAGAATAATACTTTCTCAGAATTTGCATCATCTTATTTCTATTTATCTGCGCTAACTCAAATGGCGAAAGGTTTTTTGCATTGCAAAGCTTCAAATCTATACCTGGTTGACAGCAAAGCCACTCAACTAGCTGGTAATCACGTCGATTTACTGCTAGATGAAGAGCGGTGTTACCTTCAACACTTTCTTGTCCATTAATATCAGCTCCCAATTCGACCAAGATGTCAATCAACTTTGCTGCGTACCATTTTTCATGAGTCACTGCTGCTACGTGGATACTCATTTGTCCGGCAATGTTAGTTGTGTTCAGAGCTGCTGCTACACAATTACCCCTGATGAATGGCGTGAATCTTGCTATAATTGAGAAACTTCCACATCTGGCTGCTTCATGAAAAAAATTTTCACCTTCACTATTCCTTTCCGTTAGTACTTCCTCCAAGCAAGTTACAAAATTTGGCACTTCCATTTCTTCAGAAGTATATCAACTTTTTATGTCCTTTATGAGTTCTGAACCGCAAAGTATACGTCAAACCGCACGGTCCGATAATGAATAATTCAGAGCTGCGAATGAACAGCTCTGTAATCTCTGTATACTTGACATTTGCATAACAGTTCAAGGGTATCACTTATCAGTGTATACAGTTCTAAACAAAAATGACAAATAGAAATCTGAGAAAATCAGAGAAGTTAAAATGCTATTGTAAAAAAATCTAATTTATAATCTAGGTATTTTGATTTTCGTACCAGTTAATTTCTGAAACATAAGCGACAAAAAGTGTATTAAAACACGATAGCAAAAAAAGTATTGTTCAAACGTGATCACACTGGAATGTCTTTGTTGTCGGACACGAGCAACAATTTCTGGTATTGATATCGTTGCGGTCTTCATCATCTTCAAGACCGCGATGTCTGCGGTGCAAAAGGTCCCAGTTCGGCCAATCCCCGTGTCACAGTGTACAATGATAGGCCCTGGTCGACCTTGATTCAGCTTCGTTGATCGTACGGTTGCTGCGCGACTTTGATTGGTTCTTCGCACAAACCGGTAAAACTGAGCTACGTCATCAGGAACGTCATTTTCTCTCCAGCCAGTAAACATAAAGTGGCGGATTTTACGAGATACTTCAGATCCAACACTTATAGTCAAGTCCGTCGCAACATAGTTAAAGAAGGTTTCTTCGTTCGTTCTCTTTATCGTGAACTGACCAGCTTGCAGAGTCTCATCGTTTTTGGAAGGCCAATACTGACAGCAACTGGAACTCACATTCACTAGCATGACGATGATGCGGCTATTTTCATTCCAGACCATCCGGTAGAAGTCGACCAATGTGTTGATTTTCGGTGCTTGGGTGCAGATGAACTTCTTCTTTTCTTCAAATCCACCGACATAATTGGCATGGATGTAGTCTGACGCAGAATCATCGGCAGTCAGCTTAACCCTAGTGTGATCCCAACATGGGACTAAGCTGTTTCGGTTTTTTTCCTTATTTTCTAGCTTTGCAAAAACTTCCCAAGAACCTGACTCTTCGAGGGACATGATCCAAATATGTTCTGCCCAAGCGACGCTCGCAAAATTCGGCTGATTTACTCTCCTCCACAGACTTATAAGGTTAAAATGATGAAATTGGATAGTTGTCATTGTTTCTTGAAAGACTGTTCTAATACTAAGTTCTTAATACTTAGTGTATCGACGGTTGTTGAAAGACTACTCGCATATCCTATCGCTTCAGTATTTATACGCGCTCCCAGTTGGATATTTTTAAATCGATAATTTGTAAACAAGCCGTTTTTCACTCGATGTTAAATCACCTGAGTTTTGAATACTTATCGCTTCATTATTTTGTATACAATACTTTATGACTTTCCGGTTATTTTCGATTAACTGCTGTAGTTGGCGGATGTGGATCCAGCAGTATTCAAGGAAGATATTTCTACGCGATTCGTGTGTATTCTTAGCTATGCGTAGCTGCAAAAACAAAATGTACTGATAGATAGTTTTATTGAAAGAAATAATAGAAAAGATCGAGTCTTTTTATGTTTAAGGTAAACATCAAATCCACACAGCTGTTGACACCTCTGGAACTTCCGATGGTTATTAACCTCTTTACATGCATATAATGATGATGATTGCAACATATAATTTCAACAAAGTTTGAGTTAAAGTTTTCCAAACCTAAATTTAGCTGGTGATTAAGGTAAGTATCAGCTATATTTAGTAGATAATTATCCTAATGATCTCAACGGTTTGCTGATTTTTGGTCCTCAGACAATTCATCTGCGACAATTCATCCCCGACAAATCATCCTCACGACAATTAATCCCCGCGACAATTGATACAATAACAATACATACCCGACAATTCATCCTTCATATTAGAAATTAGACCATCACAAACGTGGATAATCGTGTTGCGCCCTTTTAACATGGTTTTTTGTGTGTATTTATTCGAAATTAGACCATCATAAACGTGGATAATCGTGTTGCGCCCTCTTAACATGGTTTTTTGTGTGTATTTATTCGAAATTAGACCATTACAAACGCGGATAATCGTGTTGCGCCCTTTCAACATGGTTATTTGTGTGTATTTATTCGAAATTAGACCATCATAAACGTGGATAATCGTGTTGCGCCCTTTTAACATGGTTTTTTGTGTGTATTTATTCGAAATTAGACCATCACATATTCCTTTGACCGTGTTATGCCCTTTTATCATGGTTTTTGTGTGTAAATCATTACTAATATTACAAATAAAAAACAAATAAACAAAAAGCGAATAATTCATCTTGGACCCAATAATCAATAGTCTGATTTGTCGCTGGGATGAATTGTCGGGGATAAATTGTCAGAGTATGAATTGTCAAAAGGATGAGTTGTCGGGGATGAATTGTCTGAGGACCAAAACGCGTCACACCATCTCAACAATGATGAAGTGTGAACAGTGACAATATTCGGACACCCCGACCTCAAGGATTTGTAAACAAGATATTCTGTGCACTAGGACATTACCCTTCCACAATAAAAAGAGTGCAAGTTTCATGATGTAAACATTGCAAGGAAAGTTATTGTACAAAACAGTTGTTTCCCGAGAAAAAATGTTTCTATATAATCATATATAATTGTATATAATCATATATGATTATATATGATTATATATGGAATCACATATATAATTATATAGAATTATATATAATCATATATAATTATATATAATCATACATGATTATATATGGAATTGTATATGAGGTTATATATAATCATATATAATTATATATGACTATATATAGAGCAATATACAGCCAAGCAAGATTATATATAATTATATATAGTTATATATAATACTAGAGCAATATACAGCTATGCGAGATTGTACATAGTCCCATATATAATTATATATAATTATATATGCTTATATATAATTAACATACATAAAAATTTTTTCTTTGAAAAAAAAATTTTTTTTGGTAATCACAAAAAGTGTAAAATGATGTTTATAATTATAAACATAATTACGTTTACATAATTATAAACATAATTATAAACGTAATTACGTTTAAATAATTCTGCTCTGCTACTACGTAATAGTAAAATCATTATTTATTTTATTATTTAAATAAGTGTTATATTATAATGAAATTCGGTAAGATAAATAAATTATGAATTATGACTATCCAAATATATTATAAAATCAATTTTTATATTATATTTATGATAAACTCATATGATACATTAAGTAGATCATAGAATCATTATTGTCTAAGATAGCAGCACAGCAGACAGAAACTTCAAGACGCACGGAGATCACCAAAATTAAGCAGCATTGAGCAGGGTTAATAGTTGGATGGGTGACCACTGGTGTTATAGCCATAAAATTAGATCTAGATATTTTTTTTGCATTTTGATCGGTTACACAGAATTGCGTAGGACCATATTAAATACTCTATCCATAAAATTAACCCAATAATTAATTAGATGTAATAAATCTATAATTAAATATTGTTATATATAATTATATATAGTTATATATAATTAGATATGATTATATTTGGCCATTTTTCGTATATAATCATATATAACCAATTTATATTGTGACAGGGAATTTGAATTCCCGCGGTACTCAGTTTGGATTATCGTGTCACGGTGAGTAGGAGCTGCTTTTTACCTTCCGAGCGCGACAAAGTAGTTGTACGACTCGTCACCGGGTCGTACGTATCACTGAGTCCCCACCACTGTCCCCGGAAAATTTAGCGCGGAAGAAAAGAAGAAGAAAGTTCGAGAACACAGGAGAGGTTATAAAAAAAAACGCCGGGTGTTGTGTGGAGAGGATTTTTCTTCGTGTGTCATTTGACGAGTACGTTGACAACAGTTATCGAGCGAGGGAAAATTAGAGAGAAAAGTAAGTAATTGAATTCTTAAGGCTTCACGAGTGGAACGAAGCGATTAATTTTTATTGTCTTGTACCCTTTTTTTTAATTTTGCTTGTCGCTAGGCCATTTTGGCTGGCGAGTCTTGGTTAATTGAAATATTTATTTACTGGAATTTCTAGGAGAAATTATTAAACGTAAGACGAAGAGCTGGGAGTAAATTGGTGACACGAGTTCCGAGAGTTTTGGAAGTCGGCGGACGCAGTGGAGCGGATCTCGCCATTTTTTTATCTGCTGGGACAAAATTTCACCGCTGGATAAGAGTATCAGCCGTCGTTGGAGAGCAATAATCGAGTATCCCGGTAATTTTGATTATTTTAGGCCAAATTATTTATTAAACTAAATAAAGGCTAACATAATTAAAATTTAACTATCGAGCGGCCATCTTATGTTAGCGAGTTTTGTACTTGGGATTTCTTTTCTTGTCAAGGTCAATTAGCTAGTTTGTCAATGAAAAAAATTATAAAGAAAGAATTAAGATTTAGAGATCAATTAGAAATGTCCAGTAATTAAAATAAGAATTAATTTATTATAGGCCTCTTGGCTATAATAAATAAATTTATTGACAAAATTTTCAAAACAGAAAAAAGGAAAATGCGTAATTAAGTCAGTGAAGGTCATTCTAGTATGTTCCATATAGTTGAAAATTTTGTATTGAGACGCTAAGATATTAACAGTTGATGTTTAGAATTTTGTTTAGAAAAGATTTAATTTAGTAAATTTTGTAACGAGTTCAGTAGAATTTATTAATTGAAAATATTAGCAGAAAATTTAGTAAGTGAACTAGTACAGAAATTTAGTGATTATTTAATGTAGTTAAATTTATTTGCAGTAAATCAGTGTTGAAATGAAATTAAGTAGATTATGATAATATTGTAAGTTTTGGAAAGTTTAATTTAGGCCGGTGGATAATGTAATTGAATTGTTAATTTAGGAAAGGTGCATAATGAATTTATTAAGAAATTGTTTGAATTTAAAGATAATTTATTAGAAAATTTCGATAAAGTAATTCGGTGAATTTAGTAAATTTAGTAAATCTAAAAATTGGATTTTATTTATGAATAATTGTTGAGAGGTTATTTAAGAAGATTTAAGAAATGAGTTTAGAAGATATTAAGAATTAAGAATTTACGAATTTATCCCGCCAAATGACGAGGGTTTTAAGTAATTAAGGAATAGAAGATAGACGCGTAATGGTCTATATTTGAGTTAAAATTTAAGAATCTAGATGCGTAATGGTCTATGATTAAATTTGGAATTAAAGATAGATGCGTAATGGTCTATAATACAGTTTAGGAACTAAGAAGATAGATGCGTAATGATCTATGGTGAAAAGAATTTAAGGATATTTAGTTTATAAGAATTTTTGGCAAGTGCCTGTTGAGAAAGCGTTTCTCGGAAATTTATAATTGGATTTGGACTGTGAAACAGTTGGTTATTTGTAATATTTTAAGATTTATTTATTGTTCAATAAAATTGATTGACGAGAGAAAATTGTCCTCAGTATTTATTTTCAGCCTATCTCAACTTCTCACGACCCGACTTTCCTGCTCGTGCTCTTCCGGTTTCTGGGACACCGCGAAAATAATCCCAGTGGCGCCCTTTTCATAAGGAAAGGGGTGATCAATTGAACAGGGTTAACCACCCTGTTACAATATATAAATATATATAATTATATATAAATATTTTTTCTCGGGTTGCGAGAACTATCAATTTTCATCCATTTGAACATGGGTCTGAAGTACGGATGTATTGTGCCCCGGCAATGGGAAGTCTGCTCTCATGCTGTACTAGAGATTATATTGTACAATGAGCTTAACTGGGAATGGAGAAAGAGTCAGAGACTTGACACGGCCGTAATTACGATAGGGGGTGTTACAGCAACTCCTAAAGCTCTTGATCCGTTCTTGTGGCTGTGAAAAGTTGGAGACACCAACTTTGTGCCCAATGAACAGTATACTTTTCTCTACATTGAATGTTTTTATTAATTTTTTGTCTTATTATTGTGTTCAGTTTTAGTCATAATTTATACTATGGAATTTACTGCTTTACTTATTTGATTTCTATTGATGCGCAAGTGAATAAAAAAACCCGTAAATGTTATGCTAAAAAATAAATAAAATTTAATTTTGATGTTTTTGATTTCACCTTGAAACTCTTGAAAATTCATGGGCTACTACTCTGATAATATTTTTCCGTGATATATTTTATCGTGACAGTTAACGAACAATATTTACAGTGCTCAAACTTAAAAATACATCATTCTTTAAACATTAAAACATGTGTGCTGCTAAGCCATGTAAACTCTGACGTCAGTATGTGAAATAATTAGAACAAGCAAATTTTGGTCTTTCAACGTTGCTTGTTACCTCAGTCAACATAACATTTGACTACAACCAATGCACCTGTTAACTATTTAAATGAAGGCATTCTTATTTGAATAAGTGTAGCCGACATGTCTTCGGAAGGTTCTGGGTTCGAATCCCAGTCCGAGCTATCTAATAATTTTTCTCGCATATTCTATACACTCACATTAAGATGATCCTCTCCACAATCCTTTCTCAATCCTTTCCTAGCAATTATCCTGTTACGTGAATGTTGGAACGCTTCACGTAATAAATTATCCGTAACTCCTATTCTTTCCCGCTTCACAGCATTATTTATAATTGTTAAAAATGCTAGCCGTAAGATGGACGGTGTGGCTTAATGTATATAGAATAAGTGAAAGGAAATTTAGTATAGACCGGATAGCTCAAATGGTAGAGTAGCCGACATGTCTTCGGAAGGTTCTGGGTTCGAATCCCAGTCCGAGCTATCTAATAATTTTTTCTCACATATTCTATAAACTCACATTAAGAAGTTCCTCTCCACAATCCTTTCTCAATCCTTTCCTACCAATTATCCTGTTACGTGAATGTTGGAACGCTTCACGTAATAATTATCCGTAACTCCTATTCTTTCCCGCTTCACAGCATTATTTATATTTGTTAAAAAATGTGGAACGCTTCACGATTTTGCGTGAACCGTTTTTTCTTGATAACAAAAAACCAATTACTTGAATTGATTCAAATGTATCTATTAACCAAATTAGACTTAGCAATATTGTTATTTAGTCACGCGCATGGCATACGTGCGTGGCATCACAGAAGTAAAACGTTTTATTGATCATAAATCATACAGTTTATGAGCAATTGAATGTTCAGTGAAACGACTTGTTGGATTAAATGTACACAGTTGAGATCAACTTTATGGCTTTTAAAAAGTTTTACTTCTTACGAGTCATAAAAATATTGGAAAACAATTCAAGTGCTTCATATATTTTGAGCACATTAGTGGATTGGAATCAGCCTTCCCGTAACACAATCCATATTTTGTTATTTAATCAGTGATTAACACGTATGATAATCGTTGCGTCGCATTTTGTCGCAAAGCAAATTCAAAAATCGAAATTGTGGTGGTACTACTCATTCTTCCGCCTTGCATTTTTACGGATGTTTATTGTTGGCTTAAGCGATGTAAGTCTACAGTTAAAGGCATTTCTATGAAAAAATATTCAAAGATAATCTTAATGACAATTGACTGACAATTAAATAAGTATGATTCGAATTCTAAACTTGGGACCACCAACGGAACCATGGGCTAATACGTGACTTCAAGAATGCCTGAGCAGTGGTATCTATTAATAAAAGTCTTTTCGATGATCAAAGAATACGTTGCAGATGGAAGGTCTGTTTTTTCTTTAATACACTCCACATAAACAGCAGAACATACTTATCGTATGTTTAACTAAATGGAAAGCAATTCGTTCCTTAATTGTAAATACCGCAGTTTATGAGTAATATCGTGGGTTGGTAAGTAATACTCGTAAATAAAAAATAAATAAACTTTATTATTCTCATTATTTTATATTACAGATAGTGGCTTCGGAAAACGATTATTCCGATTATCATGTCAATTTTTCGTATAAAACCGATGGAACACCTAAAACGCAGATGTATTCACATAGGAACTAGACAATATATCGCACTGATTACACTATAATTTCTTCAAAGAGTAGGCTCCATGGAAATCGGAGAAACTGGTACCACAATATTTAATTGAACCTGCAACAACGATAAGATTAATTAATGAAGAATTCTGAACCTGAGATACTTCAGAAGTACAACTTTACACTCTACAGTAGTGACTCAAGCTATACACTCTACGCGGTAGTATTTCACACTGACTACTCATGCTCTCCCACTTTTTCTAACTCTCTAAGAATCTGCGCTTGCGCTTATTTGACCTTTGCTTAGCTTCTACATCCTTGCCCCTTGGAGATAGACTACGCTCACTCACAGTCTCAAACTTAACGGTAACGTGATCCACATATACCAACATCCGACTAATACCTTTGAAACAGCCTCCGGTAAATCAAATGAAATGTACCGTTACACAGGACTAAAAAAAACTATTAGAGATATAGTTCAGAAGTTAGTTATAGTTTCCAATTCACTTACATGTTTCAAGAACAAAGCCTAACTAACGACTTTTTTCGCCAATAAATCTACCGCACACGTCGCATATGTCTTTTTGCTCACGTGACCTGCAAAATAATTTAACCATTTTACCATATTTTTACTTTAAGCAACAACGATATATAAATTCAAGACCATTATTATCAGATATACATTCATTGAAAGATCATTTTACCCTCGCGCTTGTTTAACTCAACTTTGTAACATGTAACAACTTACTGATGGGGACTGGGGTATGGCACGCAACGTACCATCATCGGGCCACGAAATACGATTAAGATACTGTCCGCTAAAGATTTCTACTTCGATATCTTCGTTGCCATCAGGAACTACAATATTGTAGACAAAGATGCCAATCATTTCTCTGAAATAAAAAAAATATCAGAGTCAACACGTATAATTCATTTCGTTATGTCCTTCGCAGATTTCGAGTATTCTCGCAATTACTCACTCTATTGACACTTTGTTGAATATATAGTAGAACCCACTATCATCCACTCGACAAATTAACCGAGTTGGTATGTCGCACATTCTCACTACCGGACTCACTTCATTAAACTGAGCGATTATTTGATCTGCCAAAGTCAAAAATAGGCTATTAGCACGCTTAGGCCATTGCTTCGGTACCAATATATAGGTGTCTAATTCACGATGATGAATAGCTACGTATTTGACTTCCATTTTGTTGGTTCGTCCTCGGTGGCAATCGAAAATCTTGTGTGCTGTCTTCGCAGATGCTTTCGTTTTATACGATTCCTCGAAGCACTAAAACAAATTTATAACTATGTATTTATAAGTTCAATCTTCTAAAACAATCAAGAAAAGAACTACTTCCAAACGTTGACTGATTGATTTACTTACCTAAGACATTAACGACTGGCACACGATGCAAAACTAATTCCGTAGGACTTACAACGATTAAACCAATAGATGACTAGTGACTTCGAATGATCGCACTATAACTGCGTGCAAACCGTATTCGAGCGAACCTAGCCTAGACACGGAACGTGTTCATAATTAATAACAGGTTATAACTGCCATAATAGAGCCTATTAAGGATGTATGAAAATTATGGCTCCTTTTGGATCATATGGCTTGTCTTTTCTTCGCTCATAGTTCCAGGTAGTTGGCAGATGATACGTAGCTTATGCTAAGCCATTCCCTCTCATTCAGATCACTGCAATTTTTCCTTGTTTATTATGATCAATCGAAGAAGTAAGAATTCTCTAAAACTATGCCCACAGCGCAGCTGCTCTCATTCCTTCTGATACACTATCATTTGTGCAACTGGTGGTTAGACTTGGCATGCGATTGTATCCTCTAAAATGGAATAGCTGAAAAACAAAATAGGATGTTGCCAACTGTGTATTTTGGCAGCTAATTTGAACACTAATTCTCGTAGCGAATGGGCAATAAGAGCATTTGAGTGTAAACGGGCCAATAACCAGATTATTAATGAGTCTGATCAGTATCGAAGTTGTTTTTTATCTTACCAATGATCTCACCAATGATTACGTAAAAAAACTAACCTGATAAAACGCAGACATTACCTACCCCAACAGTTTATTTACGATACTCGCAAATAAACCATTAACTAATACTGTTTTATTAATGAAGGCACTGACCTAAAGTTAAGACTTCGCTATTTCGATAACAACCTTGCAACTAATATTTCGTGCGTTATAATTGCGGTAACTCTTACATAAACACTTTAGTTTTGATTGTTAATTAACTATATTTTTACGCTATATTTATGAATAAAAAAATATTTCGCAAAAAATAAAATACTGTAAGACAAACTAGGATGATCTTACAATGTCCTAATGACTGCTATCATTTGACGTTGTTATTAAAGCTTACTTTGTTAAATTTCCTTAAGCTGCCGGTTGGATTATGGTAATTTCACCATAAATATCAAGCATCTGACGCTACGTCAGTAGATTATTTCAATAATTGGAGAAAGCATTATCCTTGTGACCGCCACATACTTTCAAAAAATTTCCTTTAGAAACGCTAGAAATCTAGTTTCTGATCAGAAATAGTAATCTAGAACCTACTTGAATTTTATTCTAATAGGGTCACACGGATTTGCATTTATCCATCCTTTTACATTACTTGAGCGTTATTCGTTGGAATTAACGAATAGACGAAGCTATATAAAAATTTTCAATACGTCTATCTTCAAGCACAAATATATTTATAAAGTATGATCAACGAAAGATTAGTATAAATATTTATCAATAAACACTTATAAAAATGCATTACTATTGCTATTTTTGAACTGGACACCCGATGGTATTTTACCAATCCTTTACATCGGTAGTAGGGCTGCCTATTGAGCCAGTTATAATTTGCGTGTGTCGCCGTAAAGACGCCTCAACTAACTTACTGTAAATCAAGTGCTATGGCGCAAAACAATATCATACAAAATAGAGTTCAAGATGCAGCAGCATTTGAAGAAGAGAAAAATCGTTTTTTCTCAATTTGTCGTTCGGGAAATATATTCGAGTTCATGGAATCCGTACCCTTTCTTAGCAATGTTGGACATTTGGTTCATGAGTACGACCATCATGGAAGATTATGCACCCACATGGTGGCGAGATTTGACCTCAACAATGCAGTAATGAAAATCGAGCTGCTTCTGAATATGGGCGCAGATGTCTCCGCAAGAGAGTCTTTAACTGGAGATTCGTTGCTGCACATCGCTGTTAGCTCAAAAAACTATGAACTAGCTGAGTGGCTGTGCCGAGACTTGAAAGCTAATTTGATCGCTATCAATTATGCTCATCTGACTCCGTATCACCTGGCGTACTTTTTCCGTGACCAAAGAATGATGGAGATTCTCAAATCCAATGGAGCCGTTTGTGACGATCCTGTTACTAGTGGCGGTTCAGGTGGATTCTAAGTGATGTGATAAGTGTCGGATTGTGAATGTGAACTTTTTTGACCGGTAACACGTGTTCTATCATCTCATTATTGAGCAGTCAAGAGTCAATAATTTGCTGAACCCTTTATCAGTCGCTTTATTTTTTAAACTTTCTCTAATCGCGCGGAGTGTTCGATCTATTAAAAAAGGAACATTTTTAGTTACATACTTGTATTTATTGTTAATCAGTTATTACAAGCAATATAATTTACTTAAAAGTAATAGACTCGAATATAAAAGAAACTGATCCTCTGGGAATTGTTTACGTAGATAATGATTGTTAATTTTATTATGCTTGATGTCTAATTTATGCTTTTCGATTTTTTCAACCTCATTTGTATCAAGAATTGTGAGGATAACGTATAAATGTAATAAAGGCGACAACGAGTATTGAACGAGTGCCGGAAGGTTAAAGAACCGAGGTCAGTTGTAGTACTTCACTAAATTGCGTTGTCCACGGAAATTGACACCCCGCTAGGAAAGAATCAACTCGCTAAGGGTGTTATCACGTAGGTTTGGAAATATAATTGTGTCAATTACTGGAAGCGATGTCAGTAATATGTTATCAAATACACCAATTTAACTAAGTAACAAAAGCTAAAAAATAGATAGTAATCTAGCTAGTACTGTAAGTAAAGATCACCTTATCGCTGTAGACGCGGAGTTTGTATTCATACAAATTATCTTTACATGTATTCTGCGCCATTTTATGATGGTGATTAGTATTTTTGTTATTCACTGCCTATATCGTATTATTTTAATATTTTCATTTATAAGAAATTATTTATGTAAATGTTATGGACATACAAGCTACATTTTTCGCTATCCATAACGAAATACAACGATTTTTTGTAAATTTGTGCAGCAAATTTCGGGCTAGAAAACTAGTTCTCTAAGCTGTTCTGAAAATAAAACTGAATATTATTTTTTAAGCAAATACTACAAGTATTCATGGAATGTGTTCATAAAACTGTCACCAAACCACCAAGAGCACATAAAGTGTAGGAATCTATTGACAATTAATGAAAAACAGTTCAAATATTCACGGAATGTATTTATACTAGTGTCACAATACATACGGATACGCATAAAGAGTATGGATCTATTGTCATTGAAATAAAAGAATATTTTTTGAAGACGTTTAAGTATCTTGGCATAGTTCACAGTATAGTTATTAAATTACATGGAAAAGAAATGTAATACAAATATTGTACCCAATGTACTAAGTTCTACTCTTAAAATATTAATTACACCGCACTTGTTATACCACCAACTAAATATAGCATCATGTGATAGGTATCACATTTTCTCCCTAACAATGTAATATTATTGCCTGCCAAACTGTGTGATGTATGAGATCGGAATTTATGCACAGTTGTACCAGATCAACACAGATAGTCTTTGAATATTTACATCTTGCGATTTAAGGATGTCTATAAATTGTATGCAGTATTTACATTAAATCGTTTTGGAAAAATAAGTTTGTTTCATTTCAGTTCTAAAGCACATGAAATACAGAGTCTTCCTACTCGTTCTTTCGCTTATGAGCGTTAGGGATAAGCTAACTTGCCCGGAATCTAGCCTCTCCATAGGAATGGTAATCCAGAATTCGATAGAATTCTCATTACTACAGAATGCATTATTCTCGTATTATATTCGATTTTTGAATTTTTAGTATCAACTTTTTTTTTAAACAAGGGGATAAGCAAAGAAACTGCATGATTGTTTATTAATTCATGTTTTTATATGTTAAAAAACTCAATAACTTCTATTTTTGATTTGTAAATCTAATTTTTTTTTACCAATCCTGTTTATTCAGCGAAACTATATACATAGGTATCATGAACTTTCAATGGCGCGAAACAATAATCTGATCAGTATATTACAGAACTAAATAAGAATTGACTATTTACTAGATCCACCATCGGTAACAATATTTTTGAACCTCCATCACTTAAATCGAGCTTATTAATCTTTAAAATTACATATTTTTACAATGTGTTGTTCCTGAGTAATAAACATTGTTGTTGTTAACAATTTGCATTAATTTTAATGATTTATTCCAATCATTAACGACTTAAGCTTGACAAACATTTTGGGTTCCAAGAAATATGTTTTAACTATAAATTATTCTAATAAATACAAAGCGTCATAAACACATTAACATAACATAATTGGAAATAACAAATAATAGACGATAACACACAGTAACAACGATGTGTATTCATTTCCATGAATTCTCGTATTACTGCGAATTAAAATTCTTATTATTCTAATCGTTTTTCTTTCAGCCCGTGACCTACTAAGGAGGGGATCATATCTACGTTAGTATTAATTCATGAACTCTAGCAAGGAGTCACGTCCCTACTATAGGGTCGGAAATAAAAATATAAAAGTAAACGGCTTCACTGGGACCAGTTTGAGAAATGCCTCTATGTAAAGATATCACGAGTAACTTTATTCAGGATTTTTGTTCAAAATTCCGAAAGCTATTAAAATGTAATATATAATTCTTATTGATATCTTTTTAATTCAAGGTTTAATTGCAAGTTGCTCACGATTCAAATTCAACTATTTAATAATAAGTAACACATATAATTTGGATAAAAACAAAAATTCCGTGAATTGGTATAGTATTTTTAACAGTTTAAAATGTCTTAGGTCGGTTTTGTACTGATGTGCATAAATATAAAAGCTGATAAAATTATACATTAAATTCGAGATAATCTCTGTGAATGAGACCATCTTGCGCCTAGAACAACCACTCGCACACTGTAGTCTCAAACTGTGGGACTTGAACGTTGAAATTTTTCTAAGTTCCTAAATTTTTCACATAGCGAACATTACTAGTAGAATCAAGAGAAAATCCATACTAACTTCTATTGACGGCTACCAGTCTTAGTTTTCATGTCGAAATTTATAAAAAATTAGAGTTTGAAAACTCAAAAAGAAATTCGACCTGAAAATTTTACAAATACAATCTTTTTCAGCGTATTTTCAAACTGCATTGCAATAGAATACTGAGATCTATATAAAAACTCGATTATGTAATCTTACGTAATCAACACAAGCGCGAGTGTTTTAGCATATTATATTTGTCGTTGACCTTGGTAACTTGTGACGCACCCGAGTCTCGGAAGATGATAGTGAAACTCATACACAGTAAAAAATTTTTCGTCATTGTGTAAAGTGTAAAAATGTTTGTGTAGAATTTAACATTTTAGTGTGTAGAATTTAACATTTTAGTATGTTGATTCAACACAATAGAGTGTTGATTCAACACAAATTATGTAAAAAACGTCATCAACACAAATTTTTGTGTTAAATTTGACGAAAAATTTTTTACTTTTTATTATCAACATACACACATACACACACGCACGCAACCTTAGAAACCGGTGAAAACTCCAACACTCAGAAGTGACGACATTTTAGGTGCGTCTCTGCTGTAATCGTCACGTTACGCACAATTTAAGGGCTTGGCTCCACCCAGATAACGTCAGCAGCCTCCCTTCGTCACATCGACATCTCTACTAAAATATTTATAGTAGCAAATTGTGAAACGTACATTCAGCAGGGAGCACTCTCACAACTTCCGCATGGTGAGACGTGAAAAATATTAGCATCAAATAAACCCGGTGACATATATTAAACATACTGGCCTCGAATTGTCTGCTACGCTCGTTAAAAATAACATTACACTAATACTAATGGCTACCAACATTGACGTTGACTAAGGTCATGTTCGCGGCTCTGCTCGCACCGGTTTTTTCCGTGTGCGAGCGAGATAGGTGGTTGTTTTTATGGTACTATTTTTACATTGTTGATAGTGTACACGCAGTAATGTTATGCGCACATGGAGAGATTAAATACCACAATAACAAAATGATTAACTAAAGACGAATGAAGAACAAGTTGAATAACCGACTATTTGCGCAGTAATGTTAGAACGGATGAACGGCCGCGGGTTATATGTAATGAGCAGGCATGAACAGGCTTGATCAGGTCTGTTCAGGTCTGAGCGTATTTAATGTTTCAGACATGAACAGACATGAATAGGCTTGATCAGGTCTGATCAGGCCTGAGCGTATTTAATGCTTCAGACATGAACAGGCATGGACAGGCTTGATCAGATCTGATCAGGTCTGAGCGTATTTGATGCTTCAGATATGAACAGGCATGAACAGACATGAGCAGACATGAACAGGCTTGATCAGGTCTGATCAGGTCTGAGCGTATCTAACGGTTCAGACATGAACAGGCATGAACAGACATGGACAGGTCTGATCAGGCCTAATTTCAGGCCTGATCATACCTGATCAGGTCGGATTTCAGGTCTGATCAGATATGAACAGGTCTGATCAGTCCTGATCATTTTTTCCCGGGTAGGTATTGTTTTCAACTTGTTTATTGCGTTGTTCTGTGTAAGTAGCACAGTGAAATTTGGCCTATTGAACTTAGGAATGTCCTAGATTAAGGAAATGAAATGACTAGACTTCAGTAAACATTTATTAAGAAAACTAAACCTAGTTACAAATATAATGAGATTTATGAGTATCTTATCCGTGTTACAACTAGTTTTCACACAACATTACGATAGTACTTAAAATTCTATGTTATCACATATGCTACAACAGTAATATTATGATACATTTTTCCTCGTGATAGCGTTATTGAACCTAACAAGAGACAAAGAGTATAGAACTATATAGTAACAGAAATAGTAATGTTCAGGCGACATTACTTGGGAACGTAACTGGCGTCGAATGTCTGTCACAATATTCGGTAGCGATATCCATGCGATACGGTTCATTTGATAAGTAGCGAAATCCGACGCACAAAACGTGGCGGTTTTACTACTTCCATGGGTACTATGTACAACAATAGGACCCATAGGAACTTGATGAACTTTCAGCGCTCGTTTGGCCATTTCACTTAGATGGTTCACTTTCAGAATGAATTGAAAGAACTTAGTCACATCACAAGGAACGTCACTCACAGTCCAGTCACTGTATATAAAATGGCAGAGTTGACGTGAAGGTCCGTTTCCATGCTTCAGATGTAACTCCGTTACCACGAAATTATTAATTTTCTTTGTTTTCACGGTTTTCATTTGGTACTGTCCAGCTTGAAGAACGCCGTCTTGTTCTTTTGACCAGTACTGGTAACACTGGTTGGCATTGTGTGATGTTGGTCTTGATAGCGATACGATGATATAAATGTGTTCTTTCCACAAGGTCTTGAAAAAGTCTTCCACTGAATCCCCTGTTGGGTGTCGAGTGCATAAAAATTTCTTCTCATCTTGAAATCCATCAACGTAGTAGACATTGCGGCTTTT